TTGACGAGCCCCCCAGCAAAGATATCGAACGTCGACCACGGAACCTTGCCGAGCAGCGCGCCGACGAAGGCGACGCCGGAGAGCAACAGCAGGCCGCCCTTGATGGCGTCGCCCCGGAAAGCCTGGCGCCGGCGATCGTCCTGCTCCCGCGACTGGACCTGCGTCCTGACTTCGGCGAGGTCCTTCAGCAGTGTCCCCCGGAGCTCGGCTAGCGACGTCTGCTGAGTGCCGCGGATCTCGCTGAGCGCCAGGTCGGTTCGGTCCATCCTCCCGTCCCCAAGCTCGAGGCGCTTCTCCACGGTGCGCCAGATCGCCCGCGCGTGGTCCGCCGTCGCCTCCAGCGCTGATAGTCGCTCTACGATCCGGAGGAGCTCGGTAACCGGCATAAGCGCCTCGGCAGAACCGGGCGAGCTCAGCCTCGAACGATGTCCCTGCATAGCCTTCCCATTCCTGACGCGCGAGCATGATCAGTCCCTCCGGTTGCGGCGCTCTAACGCAGCACGGCAGATGTGTCGCTTGGCTTCGGAGGCACGGCCCCAGCGCTTAAGGGCGTCGCGATCCCGAGCGGCAACGTCGTCGGTGATGTCCGCGTCCGGCAACCTCGGTTCCGCAAGCGGCCCCTCGAGGCACTCAGGCGGGTCGGCGGGACGGATCACCACCGTCTGCGGCGAGGGTGGCTTGCGGCTGCTGCATCCGCCGTCGTTGGCGAGCAGCAGTGGCACGACGGCGAGCACGAGAAGCCGGTTCATCGATTGAGCTCCCTGGCGAGATCCTTCGGGTAGCAGACGACGCGCGACTGACGCGCCTGCAGCATGAGCTCGAGGTCGGCCGCCCGGGATCGGGCAGCGGCGAGCTCTGCCAGCCACTGCTGACGCGCCTCATTAGCCGCGGAGGCCGTCTCGCGGTCGATCGCTGCCTGCGCCTCTGCGGCCTCGCGACTAGCCGTCTCGCGATCGATCTCGCACTGGTGACGCTCGGTCGCGCGCGCATCACGTGCCGCATCGATGCGGAGCCACCATAGACCGCCAATCAGCAGGCAAATGACGATCAACATGCCGACAACGACGCCGACGGCGGCCGCGATCGGCCCCAGCGCCTTCAGGCGCGTGAGCAACCAAGCTTCGATCATGTTCGATTACCCCAGCATCCAGCGCTGGCGGTTCCCCTTGAACCACATCCAGGCGGCCGAGCCAAAAAGGAACGCGGCGATCAGGAAGCTCGGGCGTGTCATCAGCTCGAGCAACAGATCGACCATCGAGAACCTGCCCGTTGCAGCCACCTTCTGCGCCGCAGTCGCAACGTCTGTCGTCAATTGGATGCCGGAGCCTCCGGTCACTGTAGCGCCAGCCTTCTCGACAGGCGTCCAGGTCGCGTCCGGCGTCTCGGGTTCCATGGCGCGCGCAGGAGCAGGCTCGACAGTCGTCTCCCAGCCCATGGATGCCATCAGCACGGGCGGCGCTCCAGACAGCATCGCCAGCGCAGCTTGCTCAACGCCGTTGCAGCGTCGCTCCCAGCCGCGGCCGAACGCGTCGTAGTGCTTGATCTGGCGGATGAACGTGCGCCGATCGGCCATCAGCCGCTCGACCACGTCGGACGCGTCCGCTTTGCCTGCAGCGCCGATCGTCGCCGGACCGATGTGTCCATCGACACGGTTCATCTTGAGCACGCGTTGCAGGTACTTCGCCGCACGCCCAGGTCCGCTGTTTACGGCAAAGTCGAACACCGCCATGTCGATGCCGATCGGCAGCTCGTCGCCTCGGACCTGGTCCCAGTAGTTACGTCGGTAGATGTCGAGCAGCTCGTGATGCTCGATCTCGCGGACACTTCGCCGGTGCAGCCCCTGGCTGTCGCGCCAGCCGTCATAGACGCGCTGGATGACGCCCTTCATTGTCGGGCCGCCTGGATCGCGCGGATGGTTGAACCAGCCGCCCTCCCACTTCAGGGTCTCGGCGAGGCAAACCTCAAAGCGTGATGTCATGGTGCTACCTCACGTGCCCGCGTTAAATTCTTCGATCAGGAGAGTTCGTCGCGTTAGCTCGGCCGCATCGAAAACATCGTACGGCGACCCACCAACGGCGCCGCTGATAATTGCTACGCGATAGGTGTGAGTTGAAGTATCGGGAGCGGCGACCAAAAAGGTAGCCATCGCACTCGCAATGAGCTGATCGAGATCTCGAACCATGGAGGAGACCGGAATCCACTCGATGGCGTTCACATTGCTGTCGCGAAAGAGCGCGACCGCAAGCGGGGCGGGGCTTTCGGTGATCTCGGTCGAAGCAGTCTGGGCGATCGCGAACTGTGCCTGATACGTGATTTTCAGACGGTTGTTGGACGCCGTGGCAGCGTGAGCCACGGTGACATTGTCCACACGCCGGCGCATCGATGTGGTGGGTGTCGCCGATCCGTTCCAATAGGTGCTACCGGACGGGGCAGTCTGGCTGTCATTGCCCGGCGTCAGCCCATGCGACATGCGGCCAATGTTCAATGTTACATTGCCCGCGACGTCGGGACTGAGCGCATTTACGGTTCGTACGAAGCTCGAAGCATGAAAGTTGTCGAGAAGGTCTGCATTCACTCCCGAGGCAGGACCGTCGACCGTCAGGAGCTTTGCGAGCACGTCAGCGGCGGTGTAGCCGGATGAGTTCAGCTTGGCCGCCAGCGTCGTGACGAGATCGACGATCTCTGACATGGCATGGCCATGCGTGGACGCCGCTTTGCCCAGCAGAGCCGCCGCCGTCGCATCGCTGATTGGCTTATCCGCGTCCGACGTGTTGTCGACGTTATCGAGGCCGACAAGCGTCTTCGCGAGGGCGAGCTGCCCCGTCGGCACCTTGCCTTCGCCATCAAGCGTCGCAACGCCGTTGTTCGCGCCCAGCGCGGCCAGGGGCGTGAAGGTGCTTTCAACCTCGGCCGCAAGATCGCCAACGGTTTCATCGACGTAGTTGGACAGCGCCGTGTGCGCTGCGTCCTCCTCGGTCTTGGTGTAATAGTCCGCAAGCGTCGGGCCGTCGGGAGGGCTCTGGACATCCCAGCGCTGGCCGCCGCGATAGACGTAGGTCGACCCGCTCCCGCCGGCAGGCTGATAGGTCTGGCCAATAACAGGATCAGTCGGCCACGGCATGGACTGCCTCCGATTTTTAGAGTTGCTGGGTGTGGATTGAAAGGCGCAGGTGCGCGCCGGACGTTCTCAGGGGCTTGCTATCGGCGCCCGCGTCGTCATAGTGCGCTCGTTGGCTGATCTGTGTGGATCAGAATGTTGATTATTGAGGTTTCCATGGTCGAAACCATCCGCGATGCGGTGAAGCGCGCGATCGTTGTTTGCTACAAAGAAAATGTCGATCAGCTCGCAGCAGCGCTTCTTGACAGCGGCATCCCACCCATCGTGCAGCGCGGCGCTTACTCGGCCGAGGATTTGCGGCGACCGGCAGCCATGCGGACATTTATGAACCACCGAGACGCGTGGAAGGTGGCATCCAACGCAGACGGGTACACTTTGATCTGCGAGGCAGACTTTGTGCCATGTCACGACATGGGTTCTCTGCCGGTCTTCTGGCCGCTGGATAACCCGCACGCGTGGGGTTACCTCTATCAAGGCAGCCCGCGCATTCTCGGCGTGATTGGATCGGGTCGTCACATCCGCGCTCATTGCGCACCACTGGTCGCATATGTCGTGAACGCCAAGGTCGCAGACATGATGCTCCGCTTTTTCGATTGGGCAGCCGCAAGCCAAGGACTCGACAACTACTTTTCATTTGAGAGTTGGTTGCAATGGAACGTCATGGGGCAAGGCGGCGAAGCCTACATCCCCATCAAGCACTACGGCGAACACGGCGGCCTTCCCAACGCGGAGCACAAGGCATCTGGCGCTGTATCGAGAGCTGGGCGACATCGCGCGGACAATCTAGCGCGGCCACTCGCGTTTCTGCCTCAATACGCTGCGGGCAGCCGACTACGATATGCAAAAGAGCGAGCGATGGCGCGCGCCTTGGGTATTGGACGCCTTTTCTCGGGTCGATGGATCGCCCAGATCGGGGACACGCACATTTATCCGCGCGATCTTGCATCTCTGAGGGCGATGTACTTCGTGGGTGCGCGGCGCGTGTTTATGTGATTGGATCATTTGACTGTATTCTGATCTCTAGGGGGATCCGGGGCATCTATTCTTTCAGGTGAGGGATTGCGAAATGCCGTGGTGGGCTATTGTTCTGATTGCTGCGAATACGCTGGGACTTGCTGCCGTTGCGGCATTCGTCATTTGGATGTTTGGACGGGCTGACAAGGCTTACTACCTGTCGATGTCACTCAATGAGGCATTCCAGCTGCGCAAGGATCTCTGGGACGAAGCCGGGCCAAGGATAAACCGCAAGATTTATGACATCGGCGAGCGGATCAGAAAGCTGGAGGAAACCAATGCTCAGGAACCAATGGGGCGCGCACCGGACTGATTGGCGCGACTACTACCTCAAGCACGGCCGGTTTCCAGACGAGACTACCGCTGCACACTGGCGCGGCGGCCCCCCGACATTCTGGCAGCGCCTGATGTTCCGACTGTCCGTCTGGCGTCAGAGGTCATCGTGAATCTGCTGCAAACCGTTGGCGGTGAGAACGCTATCGAAGTGTGGCCGCGCCTCGACCTGATCAGCAGGGATCATTGACGAGATAAGGTTGCCGAGAACGGTCGCGACAAGCTGGCCGTCCAGACCGTCAGGCACGTTGCCCTGAGCGGCGCCCGCCAAGGTCTGCACAAAGCCCTCCGTCACCCATGCATGGCAGCCGTAGTGCGTCGCTGGATAGGAGCCAGTTGGAGAGAGCGGAACGCAGTATGTCCGGCCCGGAGGCTCGTCGTGCCCCATGGCGATGGCAAGCTGATTGCCGGCATTCTGATGCAGAGCGGGGAGGATGAGCACGGCGGATGTCGTCACAGTGACCGTCCGATCTTGTTTCCGAGCCAAGTGACAAGGTTCGCGCGCTCTGTGCTGCCGAGAATGCGATCGAAGCAGAGAGCCCCGTAAACCTTGCCGCCAAACGAAACAGGCGTGGCGTGGTCGCGATTAATGAGGCCGAAGGGCGCGCCGCCGGCTTGGGTGTTGGAAGTCGTGGCCTGATTGACAACGACGCCATCCTTCCATGCCTGGGCGCCCGTCGTGGTGACGTTGCGATCGCGGCTCATGCCAAGCACGACAGCCCCGGTGAAGGAGGTGAAGATAGGGCCAGAAGCGCCGAAGCTATCAGCGTGGGAAGCGATATTGAGCAGCGGCGTCGCGTTGCCAAGGCCTAGGATCAGGTACGGCGTGCCGGTCGAGTGCTGCATCCGCATCAGAGAGTGACCGTTGGTCGGCGTGGGCCATTCAACTGCACAAACCCATTCCTTGTCGTCCGTCGTCGCTGGCGTGTATCCGTTCAGTGCATCATCAACGCCGTCAGATAATATCCAGCGCAGGCCGCCAGACGTTTTATAGAGCGGGCGTGCGGCGTCCGACGGGGATGTGAGATTGTTCCCGTTGCCGCTCTTGTCGTTGATGCGGCGGACAGGATCGCTGTCAGAGGCGACCGGCGTCGTTGCTGCGGCGTCTTGGAACAACGTCGAGAGGTCAGACGGGTCCCACCAGCAGACCGGCGACAGATCCAGTGGCGAGAACGCCGGAGGGCCACCGGCGGTTTCCTTGAGCAATCCAGACCGATGGACAAACAGGCTCATGCCACCGCCCCGTGAGCACCGCTCATCACCCACTCGTTGGTCGCGCGCTTGTAGATCGACACGCCACCATAGCGCGCGCTAATCGCACCCTCCCCGCCCGAGACGCCGTTGAGCGTGACGCCCGTGTCAGCGTCAATCGTTGTCGTTCCAGCGCCCTGCTGCACGATGTTGATGATGGTCCCGACCGGGAAGGCCACGGAAGCATTCGCAGGGATCACCACGTCGTTCGCAGACCCGCTGGTCATCTCGACAATCTTGCCGGCGTCAGTCAGCGCCAGCGTCTTGCTGGTCGTAGCGTCGGTGACAACGCCGGGCTCCCTCAGCGCTGCGCCTGCGGCAGCGATATCTGCTACCAGCTGGGCCATGGTGCGGTTGGTCCACGCACCTGACTTCCGCTGAATGACGTCATCGTTGGATGGGGACAGAGCCGCGATAGCCGTAAGGTCGCCATCGAGCGGCTGAAACGTTGTTCCGAGCGCAGCAAGGTCGGCGATGAGCTGGGTCATGGTCCTGTTCACCCATGCGCCGCCCTTGCGCTGGATCAGGTCGTCATTCGTGGGGGTCAGTGCTGCGATGGCAGTTAGATCGCTGTCGATCGGCTGCTTGCCCGCCAGTGCTGTCGTCATCGTGCCGGCGAAGTCCGGATCGTCGTTCAGCGCCGCGGCGATCTCATCCAGGGTATCGAGGAGGCCTGGAGCCGAGTTGATCAAAAGCGCAACCGCAGCCTGAACGAAGGCCGTAGACGCGGCCTGCGTCGTGTTCGTTCCGTTAGCCGCTGTGGGCACGGTCGGCGTTCCGGTGAGCGCCGGAGAGTTCAGCGGCGCCTTGCCGTCGAGCGCCGTCTGGAGCCCCGTCACCGTCGAGATCGCCTGAGCGCCGGTGTGGTTCGCTCGCGCGAATGCATCGCCCCCGATGTCCTGCGGATCATAGACCGATGCGACCATGTCGCCGGAACCATCACCCCCAAAGGCCGATCCCGGACTGGAGATGTCGATCCAGATCTTCAGCCCTTCCTCAACCTCGGCGCAACAGTACAGGATCCCGTCCTCCCACATCGTGGAGCCGGGATTCACGTCCTCATCGCTCGGGTCAGTCCCAGGCGGCCACATGCGTGGCGTCCACGACTTCAGCGGTAGATCGTTCAACGCTGCCGCGAAGTCCTGGTCCTGCTCGTCCCACTTCTGGGGCGAGAACGGTACCTTCGCTGCCGCGTCGGCGATCCAGCTGCGAGCCGGTGTGTAAACGCCATTGTCGTCACGAGGCATCGCTGACCCTCATGTTGCAGGTTTCAGATTGTAGGAATTGGGGAGATTTGCCCCAGATCAGTAGCCGCGGAGAGCCTGTGCAAGCGCGGCGCGCTCGTCCTCAGGTGTCATCGATGCGCCGAGACCGGCAGCGGCTGGCACAGCGAGGTAGCCTGGGCGGCCGAGGATTTCCGCAAGGAACTTCGATTGTGTCGCGGGATCAGCCCCCTCCACGACTTTGGCCATCGGCAACGTCGCATTCGTCCGCCGCGCGAGCGCTGTTGCATTCGGAACGTCTAACCCGGCCCCCCTGATCGCTTCGGCGATGGCCCTTCGAACTTCGGGCGATTCTGGAATGCGGCCTGACTGAAAGTAGCCCTCCAACACGTTGCGTGCTACAGGTGAATGCAAATCATTGCTGTAGGGAATTGATTCAGATGCAGGCGGACGCGGAGCTGGCGAAGGCGATGGCGGCACTGGCGACGGAGCGGGACTTGGCGGACCCGGAGGGCGAGGCGATGGTCCTGGCTGAGGACCTGGCATCGGCCCTGAGCCACCTCCAGGAGGAGCCGCGGAAACGGGTTGTGGAACATTTCCGGCGGGCGTTGGAGTTGGCGGCTCAGGTGGCCGAGGCGCGGGCCGCAAGCTAGAGCTATCCCGCAGCATCCGACGCGGCGTGTTCCACAGATACGCGCCGGCTGGACCACCAAGCCCTTCGATCGCCGCAACGGCACCGCGGGTCGCAAGAGGCCGGGGCTCCAGCTCCTTACGCGCAGCAACCGCCACCGGGTTTTCCAACGGCATACGTTCCGCTGCGGCAGCTGCTTCGGCCTTTCGTGGATGACCTTCCGGCAGTTCGCGAGAATAGACCTCCTGAGCACGACGCTCGGGGTTGTCCGGCTCCGTCATGTAGGCATTGTAGATGAACGGCGCATTGGCTGCCGTATACGCTGCGCCGAAGCCTGCGACGTAGGGCGCGAGCTCACGACCGGCAAAGCTCGTTGCAGGCCCGCTGCCGGCCCGGTAGAGGGCGCCGGCGCCCAGCGCGGCGATCGCCGGCGACCAGCCGCCCGTCTTGTCGTAGAACTTGCCGACCTCGGTTTCCGAGAAGCGCCGATCGCGGCCGCGCTCCTTGTCGCGCAGGACCTCGGCGAGTTGCACACGACGGTCGTACTCCGCCTGTTCGCCGCGCTTCTTGTCGGCATCGAGCTGGATCGATCCGCTCTGGCTCTGGCGGATGAGGTCGCGCTGCAGATCGGCGTCCTTCTCCAGCGCGCGCCGCTCGGCGCCGTTCCGAAACTGCCCCCTGCTCAGCTTGTCCATGACGGCCTTGAGCATCGCCTCTGGGCTATTGGCCGCCTGCGCCTCCGCCGGCGACGAGACGCCGATGCCCAGATCCTTGCGAAGCGCGTCGCCGTATCCCAGTGCGGCCGATCCCAGCGCAAGCGTCGGACTGCCGATCGCCATGCCGGATTGAACGCCGGCGTTGGTCAGATTGGACAGCGACGGATCGGCCATCGCGCCCGCGACGGCATCCGATGCCCGGTCGAACTGACCAGCAACCGCCTGCGCCGGCATCGAGCCGTAGCGCAGTACCGCCTCTCCGAGCTGAGCGGCCGTCGATGGCTGAGCCTGGCTCAGTTCATCGTTCGGCAGCCCGCGGCGCGTGCGGTCCGTTACCGGACCCAGGCCGTACCCCGTCAGCGCGCTCGCCAGGGCGGCACGTTCGGCTTCTGTCATGTCCTGTTTCCTCTTAGCGGCCGATCATGCCGCGGATCGCACGGCGACGCTCTTCCTGCTCGCGCCAGTTGGCGCTGTTCTCGGAGACCGTCGCGCCGGCGGCCGGGCCGATCATGCCGCGGATCGGCCGCCCGACCATCTCCCCGGCCTCGCTGCGGGCCTGCGTCACACCGCTGAGCGCCCGCAGGATCTGCAGTTGCCGAAGTGGATCCTCCTCGGTCAGCATCGGCATCATCCGCGCGTTGCGGTCAGCGTTGTAGCGTCGGGAAATCTGCTCGCCCGCGTATTCGAGCACCTTCTTCGGGTTCAGCATGTCGACCGCACTGCTCATCCGCGGCGCCCAATCGAGATCCTCCATCGCGGCCTTCAGCGGTGTCGTCTGCGAACCAAACTGAGAGCCGTAGGTGCGGAGCATGGCGTGCTCGGCGTCGATGACCCGCAGAAGTTCGGCCGTCCGGCGTGGGCCTAGAACTTCCGTCAGCATCTGCTGCGCCGCCGGCAACCGAAGAGTGCGCGTCAAGTCGTTCGTCACGCCCTGATTGGCTAGCTGATCGTTGAGAGCGCGCACCAAGCCGACCCGGAAGAGCTCCATCCGCGCTTCCGCGCCGGCGACACGCGCAGGATCACCGGCCTGTCGGGCTTCGCGCATTGCTCTGGCTGCGGCCTGCCATTCGTCAAGGCCTTCCCTCGTCCGCGCATTCAACCGCGTCGACATGCGCGCGCCCGCCTCGAGCGCGTTCTGAGCAGCCATGCCATCCGCCCAAATGTCGTCGGCGATACCCCACAGCGGATTCGTTGACCGAACCTCGGTCGACAACTCTTCCCTGAGTTGCACGAGGGATCTCGTCACAGCGCTGTTGCGCCCATACTCGCGTTGCGCCTTGTCTATCGCCGCCGTCAGATTCTGCCGGGCGTCGATGAACTCCTGCAGGCTACGCGGAGGTACGAGCTCGTTAGCAACCGTCGCACCCGTGACCTGATTGCGTACCGGCCGCGAGCGGAGCATCGAATTCACGCCCCTCATCGACTCTTCCGGCACCGGCCCTCTCCGGCCGTCCAGTCGACGCGTCCAGCGATCGAAGATCGGCTGCAGATCGAAGGGCATCTCATGGCGATATGCGAAGCCGTAGGCGTTGTTTGCTGCGTCCTGCAGCGCGTCGGTGTGACGAGCAGCCGCTCCCTCGTAGTCGCTGGTGCCGATCAGTCGATCGAAGGCCTCGCCCAAACGGCTGTGAGCGCCCACTTGGCGTTCCAGGAGCGCCTCGCGAGCGATGCCTCGTGCCTCACCAGGCGTTGCCGCCGCCGCCCGTAAGGTCATCTGCGTGTTGTCGCCCGATCCTGTGCGGACCATCCCGGCGCGATCGGTGATGTTGAGCGGTCCGCGAGCTCCGGTGCGTGCATCGCGAAGCGCCGTGCGGACTGCACTCTCACCAGGCCCATTCAGCCGGCCCGCAATCTGCGCCGGCGTGTAGCCGGAATCGCTGAGGCGCACAGCCTCCTCGATCATGTCGTCGGTCCAGGTTTGGCGCGCACCTGGGCGACCGAAGTTGCGCGGCCGAGCTCTCCCTCCCATGAACTCGTTGCGCACCTGCCCGATGAGATCATCCGGCGAGATCCGGTCACGCTCGAAGCCGCGCGCCATTGCAAGCAGAGCGCCCTGTCGCGCATCGTCGGTCTCAAGACGCGCCGCTGCTCGAGCACCGCCGATGTGCTGGGCGACTCGGCTTACGCCATGCCCGATGAGACCCATCGGACCAGCAACCATGCCAGACACCACCGCCCCGGACCCAGCGCCCTTGGCACGCTCGAGCAACGCCTCGCCGGTGCTCTTCGTGTTCTCCGTGTCCGTGTTGCCTGCGCCCGATAGAGCGCCGTACGTCATGCCGGTCTTGACCGCCTGTCCTACCGCGCCCACGGCAGTGGTCGCCTGCGCAGGGTTGAGCAGGTTGATCGCACCGCGCACGAGGTTGGCACCGCGTGCCGTGAGCACGCCGCCGGCAGCGGGAACCGCTAGAGGCGCAGCAGCAGCGGCTCCCGCCATTGGAACAAGCCCGCCGGCCATCTCGCCGGCGAAGAAGGTCCACGGATTGGCCTTGCGAGCAGCCTCCCGCTTGGTCTTGTCCTGAAGGCCGATCTCGTCGTCGAAACCGAACGTCGCGCCAGTGCCAGCGCCGCGAAAGAAGCTCTCCAGCTTGCCCGGTGTTTCAACCGTCATGCGTGGGTCGTTGATATCAAACTGGTCGAACACATTCCCGCTCGGTGCCGACGCGGTGTTCGACTGCGCATCGAACTGATCGAAGACGTTGGCCATGGATCAGAACCCGTAAGCAGAGCCGCGCTGCGACCAGCGCTTGCGGCGTTCGTCCTGCTGCAGGTACCGCTTCGCGGCGCCGGCGCCGTACTTCGTTTCGAACTGCTGAACGATCGCCGGATCTCTGGAATTGGCCTTGAGGTACCCGATCGCAGCAGCAGGCGGGCCACTGCCAACTGATGCCGGCGAAGGCGTCGCGACAGCCGGTGCGCTTTTGGTCGATGGCGCCTGTGGCACAGTCGGTACCGCATCCTTCCGGCGCGCCGCTTCGCGAGCCTTGAACTGAGCAAACGGGTCCGGTAGCGCCTTGATGCGCTCCGTTCCTTCCTGCCTCGAGACCAGCCCGTTCGCGACATCGTTGGCGATCGCTGCTCGTTGAACGCGATAGTCGTGCAGCGCCTGGAACTGGTCGAGAATCTGCAATCTGCCTTCCGGCGTGTTCGACAACTGCGGCAGCGACGCCATGAAGATGGACATGTCCTTGTCGGACGTCGAACCGGAGCCGCTTGGACGCATGTTCGGCGCCAACTTGTTCGCAATCGCCTGGAATGCCTGGGCCTCACCGAGTCCCCTGACCGAGACGCCGAGGCTTTCCGCCCACGGCCCGATCGTCGGCTTCCAGCCTTCCCATGCGCCCGTGCCGACAACCTGACTGAGCTCGCGCATCCGCTCGAGATCGGCGTTCGCCGTCGTGCTCTTGTCGCCGTCCTCGATGTACCCCTGGATAATCTCGGCCTGCTTCTTGCCCATCGCTTCGCGGAAGTGCTTCTGGCCGCCACCCCCGGCGCCTTCGGGTGGAGTAATCCACTCGGTCCGGCCGGTGCGCGGGTCGTAACTCATGACCCGCTCGTCCTCCTTCACCGTCTTGACCTGCGTCTTCGGTGCGTCGAGCTCGCGCTGCTTCGTCGCGATGTCGAGCTCAACGCCGCGACGCTGCAGATCGGCCATCGGATCCATCAGTTTGTAACGCTGTCCGCGGATCTGCTCGAGCTCGCGCAGCGCTGAATCGCGCGTAGCGGGATGCGCCAGGCCGCGCTGAGCGCGAGCCTCCTGCGCGTCCAGCCAGGACGCGCGAGGATCGGCCGGGGCACCGGCGGGCGTCGCAGCCAACCGCTCGCCACCCCCGATCATGCCGGTCGGGACCGGTGGCGGTGCCATGGCCTCAGAACGCACCTGCGGGCCGTCAAACCCTGCACCCGGTGCAACCATGCCGCCGGCGATCATGGGACGGTTGGTATCCAGCGCTTGCGTCGGGCTCGGGTTGGTCCCGAACGAGCGGCCGGCCGTGATCATGCCGCCAGGCGCCGCAGGCGCGGCGGGAGCGGCCGTTTGCGCCTCAGGGGCGACGCCAGGAGCCGGCGAAGCACTCGCGCCACCGTAGGCGCTCCAGGCCGCATTCTCGGCTGCCGTCCCCTTGCGAAGCTCTCCGAGCACATGGGATCGCGTCGCCGTGTCGTAGATCTTGTCACCGAGTTGAGACAGAGCCTCGCCGACGTTGCGCGGAGCTTGGCGATTACGACTACCGAGCAGTCCCATGCTCGCCAGCGTCTTCATGTGCTCCGGGCTGATCGCCCCCAGCGCATTTGGATCACCGGCCGGAGCCGCCGCCGGCGCCGCCGGTTTGATCGCCGGCCGGAGCATGCCCAAGGGCTGCTGCATCGTCTGACCTCCTGTCGAAGCCGGGATTGCTGCCCCTGCCGGTGCACCGCCTGCCCGGTACCAATCGAAACCCTGACCCCAGGTGTCAGGCTTCACAGGGCCGGCAGCCCCTCGCCCTTCGTGCTGGCTCATTCCGCCGAAGAAGCGCGTCATTCGATCGCGGTCGCCAAGAAAGCTGTCGTCGACCCGCATCGACGGATCGAAGCCGGCCGGCACGGCCAGCGATCCATTGCCGCCACGCCACTTTCGAACCGCGTCGGCGAGCGTCAGGCCGCGATAGCTGCGGCTGAAGTTGTCCATGTTGGCGGCCGCGCCATGCGCTTCGCTCGGGAAGTGCGCAATCTTGTGACCACCACCAATGAGGCCGAAGCCGGTCATGCCGAAGCGCTTCGCGCGCTCGCTCGGGTACTGCGCACCCGGATTGTTGTACCGAACAGCGGCCGTTCGGCCGTCGTAAGGAATCATCGGCTACATTCCGAACATCTTGCCGCCGGCGGCGCCCATCAGGCTCCCGCCGCCGGTCATCGGCGCCATCAGCAGACTGCCGCCAAGCGAGATCAGGCCAGCCGTCATCTGCTGCTGCTGCTCGACTCGGGCCTGCCATTTCTGCATGTCCATCGCCGCCGAACGGTAGACATACTCGCCGACCGGCGTGTCCGAGATGTGCCCCGCCCGGAACGGCTGGAACTGCGGGACCTGCACCTGCCCGCCGCTCATCAGCGCCGAGATCTCGTTGATCACTTGGTTGCGCTCCGCCAGGAACTCCTGCAACGCGCGCTCCCGCAGCGTTTCGACGAACACGCCGAGCTCGCGCTGGATCTGGAAGACCTTCGTGCGCACGTTGTTGACGAACTCGACGACGACGATCCCCTGCCGGAAGGCCTGCTCCTGCGCCGCGTTCGCGAAGTTCCCGATCTTCTCTTCGAGCGTGATGATCCGGTTCTGCTCCTGCTGGGCTGCCAGATAGGCCTGCGTCCGCGCGTCGTTCGACTGGCGATCGAACGCCAGCATCTCGCGCGTGTAGGCCTCAGCGCCGGGGAATATCCCCATGTTGGCCAGCTTCACGATCCGGGCGTCGCGGTCGATCTCGATCTGGTACTGAAGGCGCGCGTCGATCGCGTCACGGATCTCCTCGAGGTGCGCAACCAGATCGGCGTCACCGATCGACGCGACGATCGCACCAGGCGTCGGTGCGGTGTCGCTCAACGTCGGCAGCGTCGGCGCCGTCCCATGCTCCGGCAGCTCGTCGAGCGAGAAGGCCTCCTGCCAGCGCTCGCCCAGCGCTTGCGCCTGCGCTAGCGCCGCCTGGTTCATGGCGATCGCAATCTGCTGCTGCTGCGCGAACTGCGTCTGGCCTTCGGTCGAGAGACTAACCGTCTTTCGGAAGCGCGGGATCTCGCGTGGGGTAGTACCGATCAGCGCGCCGGCGTCGTCGTACTGATAGGTGTTGACCTCGGCCGTGCCGACGACCTCATAGGTGACGGTGCCGTCCGGACGCACCTCGTCGGCATTGGCGAGGTAGCTGTTCGCAATCGCCGTCTCGATGTTCGCCATCTGCTGAGCAGAGGCGACAGCGTACGGGTTCGGCGTCTCCGGAGGGCTGGGCGCCTTCATGCCGGACTCTCCAGCGTCCAGAATGGGCACTCCTCAGGCAGCAGCCCGAAAATGCCCACATCGCCACCGCCCTTGCCCTTCTTCCGCTTACGGCCCTCGAGCTTGAAACCGAGCTTTTCAGCCTGCTGGATGGCGTGCCCGTTACTCATGTCGATCTCGGCCGAGAGCCGGCGCACCTTCAAGTCGCCAAAAGGATACTCGAGCAATCGGCGCACCGCAGTCGGGCTGAGCGCCGTGCTGCCGTCCGTCGCCGCGGCCATGTAGAGGTCCGACACGTCGTCCAGACCCTTGCGATGATCATCGTGGCTGAAGAAGTACGCGCCGGCGACAACCTTGTTGTTGCTGTCGAGCGCACCCAGCGCGACGAATGGTACCTCGACGAGCGCGCCGCCTATCCGACGGTTGATCCATTCGGCCATCTCGGCGTCCGCGCCGTACAGCACGTCATCGATGATCAGCCACTTCGGCTTGTCCTTCGTCGCCACCTCGGCGCCATCGAACACGATCTTGGGGACTTTGCGCGGCTTGCCCGTCATGACCTGCTTCCCGTGACCTCAAAAGCTGCGATGTAGCCCATGAATACGCCCTCTACCTCGCTGAACTGAGCACCCATCATCATGGCCGCCACGTCACCGCGCCCCGCAGCACCGCGCCATTGGCCAAGCCGCGCCGAAACAGGGCGCTCCCACTGCATCGGCTGCGACGGCCAGGTGATGTCTTCCCAGAACCAGTATTTCGAGTTGATCGACGCCGCCTCCCAGGAAGCAGGGACGTCACGATAGTCCGGCAGGAACTCGATGCGCGCGCGGTACGGCTGCGCGATCTTGTAGATCGGCTTGATCCTGCGGAACGTCTTCTTACCGCTCACCCCGAACCGATCGGCGCCATCGATGACAACCGTCTTCACCGCCTGCTCGCCGTCTATCCCGCCATCGTACTGGCGCACCTGGTTGCCGCTCACAAAGAACAGACCCTCAGGGGTATCGAGCCAGTGCGAGGCGTTGAGGCCGGTCCACCTCGTCCAGCCCTTGGTCTCGGCGTCCCTGACGTACTGGACCGATCCGGCGTGCACGATCGTCACTTCCGCGTGCTCGCTGTCGATCACGGCAGAGGGTGACAGAGGCTCCAGCGTCGGCGTGATGTTGCGCGACAGCGCGATGAGTGGCTTGCCGCTGGCAGCAGATGACAACACCTGCGGAACCGACAGCAGGCCCTTGACGGTCAGCAGCGTCACGCCGGTGCCGTAAGGGGCAAAGCACCGCTTCCCGACCGGCGGCGGCACAGTGTACACGCCGACCAGAGACCATGTCGCACTATCGTTCGGATTGGAGCCGGAGAAGATGATCAGCTCGCCCTCGCTGGTGATGATCGCCAGCCGGTCTTCCGGGCCGTCGCCGCCGTCCATCTTCATCGACGCGATCGAGACGAGCTCGCCACCACGGCGCGCCAACGCCTGCAGCGGCAGAAGCCTCGCTGGACCGCCGATCGCATCCGCGTCCAGATACCAGAGATTGAGCGTCCCGTGCTCGATCGCCCACAGTCGGCGGACGTGCCAGCGGAACATCGAGAGCTTCGTGCTGTCGACGCCTGTGATCACGGCCGTCGTGAAACTCGATCCGTCGTACTTGAGCGGCGCGGCACCGTTCCGCCCGATGACAAGGAAGCGGCCGCCGGCGTTCGCGACAACGTCGCCCATCCAGTCGCCGTCCGTCCGGGCCACCACGCTGCCCGGATACCAGTTCAGCGAGGTGATTGGGGATCCGAGCGTCTGCGCGACCGTGTAACCCTTCCGGACATGCAAGCCGTCGGCCCGACAGATCCAGTTATCGGCGACCTGGGCGTAACCATCGCCGATATCGGTGATCAAATCGGCCGAGTTGAGCCCTTTGATCGGCGCCGAGCGCTCCCGATCGCGGACTGCACTCTTGGCAGCGTGCGCCGGCGGACGGACGATCGCCACCGTCAGCTCTCCGGAACGATCAGCGCCGCGGACTTCATCCGCCGCACCATGTCGTCTGAACTCTTTGCCGCCCCGCCCATGCGCAGCACGCGGCCGCCACCATCGCGCTTGATCCAGTCCGCCTTCATCTTCTCGAAGTCGAGCTGCTCGGACGCGTAGGCCTCATGGTCGTTCTTCAGGTGGTTCATCACCATGCCGAGGGTGATCAACTCGTCATCCCAGAGCGTCGTATCAGTGTCAGCCGCAAAGCGCGCGAGCAGATCGCCGTCGTCGTTCTTGCCGATCGCTTTGCGGATATACGTGAAGGCGATCGTGCTGCCCGCCAGTGGCGTCGGCGACAACCGGTACGTGTCGCCCATGATCGCGAACGCAGGCTCGATCCGGCCGATCGTGCCAGACTTCGCCTCAGCCCACTCCTGAGCATTCAGAGGGCCGCACAGGCGCCGGCGCAACGTCTCGTCCCACGCCGTATCGAGCACCGCGCGATCGAAGTCGGCCGGCAATCCAGCCGTCTGTATCTCGGCTGCGATCGTCGTGAACGAATGCCGCTCCTGCAGGACCTGCCAATCGAAGTCGGCGGCGAGATGCCGACAGGTCTGCGTCAGCGCGCGCAGCAGCTTCCTATCGCTGACGTCGCCCTCGTTGTACGCTCCGAAGAGCGTCAACGGGCGCTGCAGGCCGAGTTGGTCGGCGACGTCAATCACCAACTCGAGGATCGTCGAGCGGATCATACGACGACCTCACAAAGCCGATCGACGTGCCACTCCATCAGCGCTAGCGCGTCAGACAGAGCGTTATGAGGATTGGCAGGCGAAAGCGGGCCGGACTGTATAAGTCTCATTTGCAGCTCCAGCCTCGGCGCAATGCCTCCTGGCAGGCACAGCGACTGCATGAGGTGCGCGAAGTCCTCCGGCCAGTCCGCATAAATCGTCTCTCCCTGGTGGCGTTGGAGATAGGCCCAGAGCGCGCCCTGAAACGCGTCGTGGTCAACCGGATCGCTCGCCAAGATTGGCAGTACGTGCTCTGCCACCCACGGGTGGACGTCGCGCGGCGGCGGAAGGACCGCGTAGAAGTGATCGCCGTCGGTTGACGCCAGGGCGAGCGAAATCAACTCGCCCTTAAAGCCGTTGAACTCGGTGTCCAGGTAGAGCGGCATCAGGCAGCTGCTCTGCCAGCGCTTCTCCGGCTACCCGTCGCCGCAGGCGCCGGCGTGTCTTCCGTCGACGCAGGCTCAGGACGGGTCATCTCCTGCATCAGCGCCATCATCTCCTTCAACTGCTCTTTGAGCTCCGCATTGTCCTGTTCGAGCTTGGCCATCCGAGCAGCGTCGCCGGCGGTCGTCTCGGCGGCGAGGAACTTCTTCGCCAGATCCCGAAGAGCGAGGGCGTTGGCAAGCCCGGTCTTCATGATGACGATGTCCGAGGCGTTGGCCACCTCCTCGATCGAGGTCAGGCCTGACTGCTTCAGAACTGCCGCCTGGGCCGGCGTCACAGCGGGCCAAGCGCCCAGCGGCGTGCCGCTCTCGGGCATGGCATTGTTCTTCTTCCAATGATCGTAGTCCGGCTGGACGCGCTGCCAGAGCTTGAGAGCAATCAGCGACGCGATATTGTCGCCGCACTCCTCGAGCGGCCGGACCTTCATCATCTTGCGGACTTCGCGGATGATGACCGTCTTGCTGTCGCCCTGCGGCGAGTACGTGATCACATCGAACTCTTCGAGTTCGCCAGTCGATGATGAGCGGCGGTAATGCGTCTCGAAGCCGTGGATCTTGATCGCGATGTCGTTCTTGATCTGGATGTCGGAGCTCATGAATTCCTCGAAGGGTAATGGGTGACGGGAACGCCCGTCACCCCGCTGCATGGGCTCCAGATCAGACGCGCTGCAGCGTCACGAAGCCGTTGATGGTTCGGCTGCCGGTCGAAGAACCACTGCCGACCAGCGTGATCGTGGCGCCCTGATCGCCGGTGTTGGCGGCCGTCGGCGTTGCACTGTCCTTGTCGCCTGCGGCAGAACCGGCCTGCGTGACGGTCACAACACCGTCGGTGACGTCGACGCCGGCGATCTTCGTTGTCAGCACGAAGTTGCCGCTGGCGAGCGCGCCGCCCAACAGCACGGTGTCGATCCGCTTTATGCGGAAGTTGAACGGCGCCACGATCGTGGCCGTCGCGGCATCGCCACCGTTGGCCGAGAGTGCGTAGAACGGGATGACAACCTCGTCCTCTGCCGACTGGCGGACCCAGCCGTACTCTCCAGAGGCGAAGGCAGCATCAGCGTACCAACCCGCACCCGATGAAATGACGCCGCTGTTGGGATCGAACTCGCAAGGCCCAGCCGAAATGGACCCCGCGGCCTGGCCGTAGCCAATCAGCTGGTTGGCGTTCGCGAATTCGGTGACGCCCAGCGCATGTTCCTTGTAGGTCGTGCGGTGCGTGGTGTTCGCACCGAGGTGATTCTTGCTGTAGTACATTGGGTTTCTCCGATGGATGGGGATATGCGAAGGGGCGCCGAAGCGCCCCCTGTCTCAGCCTCTGTCTGTCAGTGTCGCTTACGCAGCGACGAACCGGCCCTGATGCCGAAGGCTCGTGCAAACCATCTGGCCCATCCAGAAGTACGGGATGGCGATGCCGTCCTGATCGACCGGCACCCGCTCGTTTTCAGCACCCCAATGAGCATCTTCGTGCTCGATCATGTAGAGGTACTTCGAGTTGGTCGCGTACCCGGTCTCGCCGGTGAACCCACCGTTGGCGTTGAGGTCGTGAATAACCGGCACACCATCCGTCATCGCCAGCGTCTCGAAGCCGAGCTCGGCCTTCTTGACGCTCATGAAACGCTGCTGCGCCTGAAGTGACGCTTGGTAGACCTCGTAGAGGTCGTTGGTCAGCGTGTAGAGGTCCGGTTTCTCGGCGCCGATCGTGCACTTGATGTGCAGCTTGTTGAGAGAGCGCTTGACGTTGTCCGGCGTGCCCCAATAGCCCGAATTGTCCTCGACCTGGACCTTGTTGCGCCACCACGGATTGACGCTCGCCGTCCCCTGGATGCCTCCGCGAGTACCTTCCCCGCTTTCGGTGATGAGCGCGTCCAGGCCTCCGATGGAGCCGTCAACCGAACCATCCCCATAGACCTCGGTCGCCATCGCGTTTGCGATGCCCGAAACCAGGTTGTCCTTCTTCGCCTTGACCAGCTTGATCATGGCGCCCTTGCCGCGGTTGATGCGGAGCTCCTTGCCGGAAGCCACCACATAAGCCGCTTTCTGGCGCCAGTCGTACTTCACGGCGCTCAGGAAGTCGTTCTGGCTCAGGTTGAGGCGCTGGAAGTCGGTGTAGTTCATGATCGTCTGGTTGTGAGCGTACGCGATCGGGTAAGTGATCTCGGTGCCGCCATCCACTTCTCGGCGAATGTGGCCGCGCTCTTTCATCAAACGCCAGAGGGCGTTGTGTTCGATCACCTGATCGGTGATCGTCTTGCCCTGGAAACGATGCTGAGCCGTGATCATCTGGGTGAACACGGCACTTGGACCTGCCATGACTTTAGTCTCCTATGAGGGGGATCAGGCGGCCGATGCGCGGTCGAATACGTCCGCGAGCATGTCATCCTCGCTCGCGAAACGCTGAACCGCCTTGGCCGCGGTGCTGACGTTCACCGCGCCGGCGCGCTTCGCCTTCTCCGCGGCCGTCCTGGCTTCTTCAGCCTGACGACTGGCGGTCGCTTCGCGCTTCGCAGCTTCGATCAACGGCTTGACTGCGAGCTCGTACGCCTCCGGCAGGGTGGATGCTTTGCCATCGGCAAGGATCTGACCCATCGAAGCTCGAACGATCTCGAAATGCGGGTACTTCGGCTGCCCACCCTCGTCGACGGTGGCCGCGAATTCCGCGACAGACCGTTCGAGGTTGGCACTTGCCGTCGTTTGCGTGTTGCGCTCGATTGCATCGAGGCGCGCCTGCAGGCGTGCATTCTGTTGCTGGAGATCGTGCACCATCGGATGATGCTCGCTCGTCGGAAGCGAGGGATCCGCCTGGTCATCAGGCTCCATCAGTTGCAGAGGAACGCCGTAGTCACGAGCCATCCCCATCAGAACGGCCTGCTTCTGTTTGAAGGTGCCGTGACGCAGCGCCTGCTCTGTACTCAAAATACCCTTGATGATGTCGGCAGGCGTCGACTTGAACGCGGCCGAGAGCTCATCGAAATACTCAGCATGCTCATTCACCAAAGTCACAAGCGGATCGGCCGACTTGCGCAGGTCGGCGAGGTCCTGTTGCGCCTTCGTCAACGCGCCGAGCTGGGCCGACTGACGCGCAACGACGAACTTCTGCGCTTCGGGCGATAGCTTGGCGAACTCGGCCTTGTCTTCCTCCGACCAGCCGCGCTGATGGCCGGAATAGTCCACCTTGGACTGATCGGCCTTCGTATCCGCGGGAGCCTTCTCGGTTGACGCCGCCTTCTTGTCGGCCGGCTCCTTGGCAACGACCTTGTCAGGTGCTGCCTCCTTGTCGGCCTTCAACTCCGGGTTCTTCGAGACGAATTTGCCGCTCGCGTCGCGCTCCGGCGCGCCGCCACCATCGGCCTTTGCCACCTTCTGAGCATCGTCGTCGCCGGCGGCGGATTCGTCCTCCTCGGACGCCTCGTCATAGACGCGCGACAGCAGCTCGTCCTCTGTTTCAGTCGATGCCGCCGACAAGTCGGCCTTCGCCGGCGTGGCGGCAGCCTGTGTCGTCTCCGTCGAGCTCGAGCTCGCGGACTGGGTCGTCTCAGCGGTTTCGATTGTCATGCAGGTGCCTTGATCGCTGCGGCCTTCTTGGCCTGGCTGTCGAGCTTGTTCTTCGCCCACTCCTTCGTGGCCTCATCCGTCTTGAGGCCGCGCTTGCGGCAGAACTCTTCGTTGATGAGACCGCGCGGGCGGTTGTTGATCGGCTCCCATGGCGCCAGGCCGCGGTCCGCGAGGCGCTTGATTTCCTCGCGACGCTGAGACCGGCCGCCGATCACCGCGCCGTTTTCAACAACCGACTGGTACGGTTCCATGTCCTTGATCACGTACATCGGCTTGCAGATGCCCTTGCGCTTCGGCATCGGCATCGGCTTCCCCGTCTTCGGGTCGCGGAACTTCCCGTCACGCCAGACGTAGCGCGTCATTCGTCACCTTCCTGAGTTTGAACTCAGCCTCTGCCAGCCGCTGCTGCGCTGCCTTCAGCTCGCGCAACGCTGTCTGCAGCTCGAGCTTCGCCGCACGGCGTCCCTCACGCGATAGCTTCACCGCGTTGCCTTGCCGTTGCTGGGGCGCTGGCTCGCCTTCTGCTTGGCTGCCTGGGCCGCAATGCCGGCGAGCTCGCGCTTGTCGGCCATCGTCTCAACGCGGTCCTGCCGATCGAGCTCGCGGTCCTCGTGCGCTGCTTCGCGCGCATCGTCGCGATCGGTAACGTCCTGCTCGCGCGCCACGGCGCGATCGATGCGGTCCTCTTCCCGCGCATCCGCGTCGGCAGCAACCTTCTGTTCCTGTCCGGCGAGGCCGATGCCAGCCTTCTGCAGCTCGATCTCGGAACGCCGCAGGTCTATCTGCTTGATGGCGAACGTGAGATCCTGCATCTGGAAGTCCCAGCGCGCCTTCTGCTCGTACGACGCGATCTCGCGCTCATGACGTTGCGCTTCGCGTTGGTCCTTGCGATCCTCGAGCGCGAGCGCCCATTCGCGCTCGTCCTGCTTCGCTGCCTCGGCAGCTGCAGCCGCCTCGCTGCCATCGTCCTGAGGTGCCGGCGGTTGCTTGGCAGCCTCGCCCAGCTTGTCGAGCGCGTCCTCCCCGGCCTTGCCGAGGTTGAACTGGCGGGCAAACGAGATGAAGACCTCGAGCAGCGCGGCAACCGCGAACGGCATCACCGGCGCCATCGCCGCGGCTGCCTGGACGATCTGAGCCGTCCCCTGCAGGAACATGTTCAGCTCTTCCTGCCGGCGGCCTACATCGGCGCGCACCGTCGAATCCGTCTCGATGTCGATCGAGTAGGACCGCATCTGCGTCCGCATGATGCGCATCTCTTCCGGGCCGACCTCCAAGCCGCTCATCAGGCTCAGCTGCTCGGCCGTGAACAGCCGGTGCATGATCTCGGCCTTCATGCGGTAGATCTCGCGCGCGACCGCCGCAACACGGTCCTGCCCGCGCTTCAAACGCTGGCTGCCCGCTTGCGCCTTGATCTCGCTCTGCCCGAGCTTCTCGCGCGGGTCCACCGTGCCGCGCAGAATGTCCGACACGCCCATGATCTCGTAGATCGTCTTCTTGACGCTCTCGCGGGCCTCATACAGCCCCTGTAGTACCGTCAGGATCGTCTCAAGTGGCCAGTGGTGCACGGCATCAGCCAGGCCGTGGTTGGCGCCTTTGACGAACTCCTCGCTCGTTCCAGCCGGGATGTACTCGCCGTCCTCGCAATCCTTGAGCGCCTCGAAGTCGGGCGCGTACTTCGGATCGTAAAGGCCGCGGACCTTGAGCTCCTTCACCAGCGCGCGAATCCGGCGCGTCAGGTCATCCATCTCCTCGATCTGGGTGCGGTAGATGTCGTAAGGGCAGACGGGCGTCAGGCTCCGGAGGCGCCATACCGCCTGTAGCGGCTTCGGTACCGGGAAGAAGTTCGCCAGACCAAGCGGATCATCCACGACAAGCAGCGGACGCTCCTTGTCGTGCGGCGTGATGAAGAGCACCTCGCGCTTCTCACCGCGTGACCAGATCTCATAAACCGGGATGGTCTTCAAGACGCCCTTCGCCTTCGACCGCCGGTCGTTCTCGCTCTCCGAATCTGTTCCTTCACTGCTCAGACCGCCAAACCCGAGATCCTCCAGCCGCTTGTCAGCGTCGTTCTCTCCCCGCATCAGCAGGCGAATCTCATCGCGCGAGAGATCGTGGGCGAACGCAACGAACGGGACCTTCTCCCACAGCAGTCCAGGACCGCGGATGAACCGATCCCACGTCACGAGCTCCGCGCGCACGCTTTGGTCGGTGATTGACTCTCCTTCAACAATCGGCGTGTACCGGATGCGAGGCACGCCACGGCCGGTCACCTCGGAATCGCGGACGACGTACTCCATCGTGCCGTTGAAGTCGTATTGATCCACCGAGTACGCCAGACAGCGCTCAGTGATGTCCGCAACGCGCTTGTACTGGCGGGCCTGCTGCATGACCTGACGCCGGCGCTGCTCGAACTGTCCCATGATCGCCTGGGCTTGCTGCTGAGCCTCTGGCGGCGCATTCTCGTCGATCGGCGGCATCTCCGGAGGATCGGGCATCTCCGGCTCATAACGCCGACGAACGTCGGAAACAGGCGTCGAGTTGTACAGCGCGGGAACGCGGACCTCCACGTTGCTGTGGTAGATGTTGAAAGCGGACTGGATATCGTGCTTCTCACCGCTGCCGGCCTCGTACGTGTCAGACGCTCGGTTCGCGCTGTCGCGCCACGTCTTCTCTTCCTCCTTCGCAGCCTCGATCTTCAGCAGCCACAGCTCGACCTCGGTCTTCCCGTCCTCGCGAGCGGCACTCTCCGAGGAGATCTGACCTTCTTTGGCGAGTGCATCAGCCATCAGCGGGCTCGTATGTGGCTTCGAAGATGTCCGGCTTGCAGGGATAGAGTTCGCCTTTCACGCCGCGAATGATCCAGTCGCCCGGCTTGGCCTCCATGACGCCCTCGAGCGTCTGAATGAGCATGGTGCCTTCTTCCGTATATCGAACCCGTCCGTCGTTGACGTCCTGCGCCACCTCGTATCGCTCTTCGCCTGCGCGGAACTCGAAAGCCTCGATCACGACCGGCTTCTTCCTGAACTTCGCCATGCTCAACCTGCCTTCTTTCGTTGGCGCCTAACGGCCTCAATGAACCGCTTGGCCTTTTCCTGGGGCGACAAGTCTTCGACCGGCTCGAAGACAGCCGCTGACGGCTGCTGCCCGCCATTGCCGATCGAGACCTGGTTCAAATCGAGCTTGGGCTTCTTCGGAACGATGATCGCCGGTGGCTCGATCCCGCAGTTCATCGCCCACTCGCCGAACGCGTGCGCACCATGAGAGTTGATGTCGTGGAGCTCGCCCGTATAGGTCCCAAGCTGGTCGTTCATCTTGCGCGAGTAGCGCCTCAGTCGCTGCAGGCCTCGCGCAACCCGCGGCGTGTTGTTGAACCGAACCACCGGCAGCAGCTTGCGGACCGCCGCAACG